CACAGAAACTCCTCTGGCGGCACGTTGATTGCCTTAATCTGGCCCGATTTGCGGGTGACGCGAACCGAAAGGTCATAGTTGACGTCAATCGGCACTTCCGCGCCGTCTTCGTCGGTGTAGCTCGCCATAACGTTTTCGCGTTGCTCGACGATCTCGACGTTCGGGTCGTTGAGCAGCATCACCATCTCGGGCTCACTCAAGCCGTTATACTCTTCTTCGTCAACCTCTTCGGTCTCTTCCCAGAAGTATTTGATGACGCCCATCCTGAACAGAAGCGCATCCTTGAAGAAATTGTGAAGCAGCTTATAGCCGTCGTTCTGGTTCTGGATCACATAATTAACGTAATCTGACGCCTGCTCCGCCGCCTCTGTGTCCTCCCCAGAGCGCGGCGCGAAGCGAACGTACTTGTCGTTCGTCGTGAAGACGCGCATCAGGTTTGGCATGATGGCCTCGACCGTGTCAGCCACGGTCGTGTCGACGACGGCAGATCGACCTTCTACCTCGTTGCCGAGCGGCTCACCGAGGTAGAAATCCAGCGCGCGCAGGCGATCCTGAGTGTACTCGCTGTCGAAGTGGTTCAGCGCGTCAGTGATCTCTCCGCTGACGATTGAGCCAAGCTGTACGTCGTCCATTTCAGCCATCAGTTTGCCTTTTTCTTCGCCTTCTTCTTAAAGACGTTTTTGACCTGCTTGTCGCCCTTCATCAGGACGTTTCCGCTGGTCGTGTTGACGTTCTTCACCGCTGGCTCCTTCGGCGTTTCGGGTGCCGGGGGCATCTTGCCCATAATGCAGCGGTCCATAGTGGCACAGCGGCGCGGGTGTCCGCAGTTATTGCAGGTGGTCATTTTTTCGCCTTTTTCTTCTTCGCCGTCTTCGCCGCCTTCTTGAACGCGGCGTTCGTCGGCGCGCCCTTCGCGCCGGGCTTTCTCATCTTCTCGCCAGAGCCAGCGGCGATGCGCTTGCGCTTGGCGTTGATGTTCGCGTAGAGACCGCGCGGCATTGTTAGCAATACTTCCCGGTTTTGGTGTTGTGTCCACCAGACTTCTTCCCGCCCTTGCCCTTACCGTATGCCATCGTGCTTGTCCTTCCTTGAATAAGAGCCACGCCCCTTGCGCGGCTTCACGATTTGTTGCCTCAACCCGCGAAGTGCCGCGGCTGCCGGATTACCACTTTTCGCGAGACGCCCAGTAGGCCGCCGACATCTTCCCCTTTGCGATGTTCTTCGCATGACGCGCCTTGAACGATTTGCGCCTCGCGGCGCTTGCCTTGCTCTCGCCCTCTCTTTTCGGCGACCCGCTGACGCCCTGCTGGCCGAAGCGGATCAACTTAACCTTGTCGCCCTCCTTCGCCACAACCACATGCGACTTCTTAGGGTGGTTCGGGGTGCGCTTCGGCTTATTGTAACCGCTAACGCCTGCGCGCGCTAGGCGGGGGTCTTTAGGGGCGCGTGGGGCCATTGTTTTTACCTTTTATATCGTTCTGATATATCCTATAATCATGCCCCACAATGGAGGTTGAGATGTTTGAGCTAACACCCGAAATGCACCGAGAGCGCATCATGCGGCGCGTGATGAAGTCTGTCGATCTGCCTCTTGAAGAGGCGGAAAAGCTGGACGAGATCATATGCGAAGCAATCGGCATAGACACAAATGAAAGCCCTCCGTTCTTTCTGCTATCGGCCCAAGAGTGATCTTTCCATCAGAGCATCGAGCATCTGTTGGTCAACCATCTGCGTCGGAAGCTGACGCTCTTGAGCATATTTTATGTTCTGCGCCGTCAGCGGGTTCCCGCTTTTATCAATTTGTGACGCTAAAGCGTTGTACGACTGAGGGAAGAACGTGCCTTGCGGGGCAAGGCCGCCATCCAAAAGCGAACCCATATAGCCACCCCTTTGATTGGGGACCGTCCCAGCGCGCAGTTGCCCGCTGTATGTGGTGTGAGGGAACAACGGGTTTTCAATGATGGGCCTGTTTACATCAAGCAAGCCAAAAGAGACGCCCTCAGAAAAAGTCGGCGTATCATAAAGTTCAGGGTCGGTCACCGCGCGACGGACAGCCCCAACATTTGGGAACCCGGCCTTTCTGGCCGTGGACTTATCCATAAGCCGAATAAACTGCTTGCGAAGATCGCCCGAAGCCGCATCAAGATACGCCTCAAGATTGATCGCATCCACACCCGGAAAGTCCTCGTCCACCTTCCGCATAGTCTCGTCAAAAGATTTTTTGGCGCTTGCGTCAATGTCCATATTGGGCATCATTCTGGCCACGATCTTTGAAGGCATAGTGGAGTGATCTATAGCGTCAACGCCCATAACCACATTAACACCAACAACATCAGCGCCCCCGGCTTTGTCTGACTCTCGTTGTGCCTTTTTAGCCATCTTTGACACAATGCCTTGCTTGCTGGCCCACAAAGCATCTTGATTTTGGGCGGCCTCTCCACGCATAAACCCTGACCCGCCCTCAAGGAAAACCGGGCTAGTTAGGTCGACCCCATCAACAGACCTAACCTCTCCCCCGATGGCGCTTCTGTCGGTGAAAAACGGCATTAGCAGCTTGCCTTGAAACTGCTCCACATCAACTTGACGGCGCGGCATCAGCAAGCCAGACAAGTCGTCTATCTCCATTGGGGTGTCTTCAATGCGGTAAGGCATTTCAATGCCCGAATATTTCATCGGGTCTTTTTCAGCTTTTGACAGCTTCCCACCAGCAGCGCCGAGCGTGACGCCCGGCTGGCGCATAGCGGCGACGCCGCCACCCAGCAGGTACTCAATCGGCAGGATCGGGCTGGCCTCAATCGGCACGCCCTCCGGCGTGATCATGCCCTCATAGCCGCCCTCAAGCGCGCCAAGGGACGCGGTGGCGTAATCCTCGATCTGACCAGCCATAGCGCCGGGTACGGCCTTCGCGGCCCCCACAGGGTCGCTCAGAAGGCCGGACACGGCCTGCACGGCGGGCATGTACGAAAAACCGAACTCCGGGTCGCCGTATTCGCCCGGAACCGTCTCGACGGGGTGCATAGCGCCGTCAATCTCTTCGTAGCGGGTGTCACCGGGCGAAATTACGGGGCGACGCAGCGGCGTGAAGAAGTCGAGCAGACCCATAATGCCCTGACCCTGCTCTGGCGTCCTCCCGTATTCATAAGCTGTCGCCATCACACCACCCAGTTCGTTTTCGGCTTGACTACGCGGTTGCTATTGTAACCCCTAGAGAAGCCACCGGCAACCGCACCCTGCGCCGCAAACGTCAGCACGAAAGCATCCGCCACGTCGGGCGAGCGCTGGCCGCGCTTCTTCATCTCGTCTTTACTCTCAATCTTCAGCTTGCCGCTGCTCAGATACTTGTACCTGATCCCCGTCAACTCCGAGATCAGCGTGTCGTCCTGCGGTATCTTGCAGTCCCGCGCCTCGAACCACTCGCGCGCGGCCCAGAATAACTCATCGCGCAGGCGATTGAAGCGATCTTTCAGGGACGCGGTCTCGCTGACCGACACAGCGACCGCAGGCATGTCCAACTCGCGCAGGCGGTCCGCCAGACCGGCTCCCAGCCCGATGGCGTCAATGTAAATCGCCTGCGGGCGCTTGCTGTACGGCACGGCGTCGTACTCCGCAAGCACGATCCCGGCCAACTCCATCAAATCCTTGTTCTGCCACGTCTTGATCGGCTCAACCAGCACGTTCCCCTGCCGTTTCGCGAGCGCGGACCTGTCCGAGCCAAAGCGGGCGACATCGAGCCCCCAAACCGACGGCGTGGTTGGGCCCGCCTCAACGTCGCGGTGCGTCGCATCCTCCACAAGGTGCAGCGGCAGCAGCACGTCGTCCGACTGCGTAGGGAATTCACCCAACACGCGAACGCGGAACACGTTGCTCGCCTCGCCGTACTTCTCAGCCATATCGGTGATGAATTTCGGATCGACATAGTCGCCGTCCTCACACGACACAGTCATGCAGTGCCATTTCTCGCGGTCACTATGAAAGGCGTCGTAAAAATACCCATCGGAGCGGGTCGGGTTACCGCACATCATAATTTTCGCGCCGGGGGTGGACAGAGCGCCCGACGCCGTCTCGAAAATCACGTTCGGCACGCCGGATGCCTCCTCGATCACAAAAAGCATGTGCGGGGAGTGAAATCCGGCGAGACTCTCCGGGTTCTCCCGGCGGCTCGTCCGCGCGACGGCGAAGCTGTCCGACGCACCCTTGAGCGCGATCTTGTCTGACTTGAAATCGAGCAAATCCTTGAACGCCTGCGGCATATTTCGCGCCCAGCGGTCGATCTCCGTCCACAGCACGTCCGAAAGCTGGTGCGCGCTGTTGGCGGTCACGGCTGCCTTACAAGGGTAGTGGGTCAACAGCCACCACAGCACGACCCAACTCTCGAAAGCCGTCTTCCCGACGCCGTGGCCCGACTTGATCGCGAGCTTGTCGTGCGTCGCAATCGCGTCGAGCGCCTCGGCCTGCCAGCGCTGAGGCGTTGCGCCGAGGACGGACTGCACGAAAAAGCGCGGATCGTCGCGGAATTGCGCGATCATCGCTACGAGGTCATTATTTTCGGCGGCGCTGGGGGTCATGCGGGTTCTCCGAGAGCGGGGTGGGGGTGGGGAGGGGTATATATATTTTCTTCGGCCCCGGCCGTGTGCGATGACGGGGGGGTCTACCGAAATCTGGTTAACTTTCTGCCGAATGTCGCATAATGTCCATTATGCGTTTCCGCGATGTAACGTTTTCAATGACTTACGCATTTCCCATTTCCAGCCCTATATTATGTCGCTATCAGGACACTCGTTTTGAGTGTTACCGCCGCGCGCGCGTAGTGTATCCGCTTGTGTGTCTCGCTCGTCTGTCAGCGCCACAGGCTCGGTCGCGTTGACCTGCGTGAGCGCCTCAAGATACGACCCGCCCTTCGACGGCGTCACCTCGACTTGCTGCTTGTCTCCGTAGATCTTTGGCGTCATCCGAGCCGCCTGCCACTTGAGGATGTCAGCAGCAACACGAGCGCTTGCCGGGTCAATCATCCCGGCTCGTGTGTCTCGGTAAATCTCGTCAAGCTCTTCGGCGAGCATCATGCCCCGAAACTCTAGCGCCATCCGATATTGCTTCTCGAAGTCCGGCTCGGCGGCGATCTTCCTCGCCACTGTCGCCCAGCTTGGCATGCTCTTGTCCTTACAGATCACCCGCACGGCTTCGCCGTTGCTGATCCGCTCCAAGAATTCCGGCCAGACGCTCTCATCCACTTTCGGATACGCCATCAGTCGAAATCCTCCTCAAACGCAATGTAGTGTTGCGGGTCGCTGTCTATCTCAAGCAACGGCTTACGACAGGCGCTGCACACGACAGTCTGCGTCTCTTCATACACCCGACCTCGCGTCGGCATGCCACACCAGTCACAGTCCCAGTGCTCACGAAAGAAGCGCACATAGTCACGCTCTTGCTCTTCGAGGTTAATCACCTCAGCCATCGTCGGTCCAATCTGTCGCCACCTCTGCTCCGCACGCTCCATACCCAGCGATGTCGACCCAACTGTCCTCGTGATCCGGCGTCTCGACCAGACGCGCCACCTTCAGGCACGTCATGCAAAGCACCACCTGCTCAGGCGTTACGGTTCGCCCAAGCACGACCGACCAGAGCGCCGCTATCCGCTGATGGTTCTCCCGCACGTCGCCATAATTCTCGCCACGCTCGGCCACGGCGTTTGTGGCCTTGTCCAGCGCCTGTAACTTGTTCATCCCTGTCTCCAATCATCAAGCCGCATCGGCAGCATTTCCTGACGCCCTCAGCGCCCTCCAACGGCCCGACCTGACACTTCGGGCAGCATCCGCGGTCAAGCCACTTTGCGAAGCTGCCATCGCCCTCAACGAACATATCGTTTCACCACCTTTGTTTTGTTACCGCGGTCAGGCTCAGTCCACTTCGCCTTGCACGTCGCCATCGGCCCGCTCACCCCGTCATGTGCCGCCGGGAAGATCTCCACCTTAACGCCATCTTTCACACGCATGATGTGGACCGTCAGCGTGTGCACGTCGACCCAAGCGTGGCTACCCAGAAGCTGGTACTCTTTGTTGGAGTAAATTATGTCCAACGTGTTTTCCCATCCATCATTGTTAGCCATCAGAAAGGAATCTCGTCATTTAGGTCAGCCTCGACGACCTTTGGCTTCACGCTCTCGATTGTAGCACCATCGAACAGTGACTTCACCTTGTTCGTCAACTGGCCCGCCTTGCCTTCTTCCCACGCCTCGACAATAGCCGCGACCTCGCTCATCGTGTAGACCCGGTCGAGCCGGCCGTCGTCGCGTATCTTCGCGATCTCGCTTGCGTCTCGGCACACAGCCACGACGGCTCCGTTCGGCGTGGTCTCTTCCCACACTTCGCCCGTCACCGTCTCCGCCCCAAGCTCCATCGCCCTGCGCTCCAGCGCCTGCATACCTCGCACCGTCGCCGCGACAGCCTCCTCGACCTCGACGCCGCTACCTTTCGTCAGCGCCGCATTAAGCACATCCATCTGCGCCCAGAAGCGATCCCGCAGATCCGCCTCAACCAGAAGCGGCAATCGGTCGACCCCCCACTTCACCTCCAGCGCCCTCACGACAGCGTCATATGTCGCAAGCGCAGCCCGGCACTTATCGGCGTCTCGCTCTGACGGATAGAACCGCCAATCCCTCGACGTCTTACCCTTCGGCACTCTCTTCCTTGTAGCCATATCCTTTCCCCTTCTACGATCCGGTTCGTACTCCGACGCTACGACGCCCATAGGGCGCGTCGTATCGGACGGAGTGCTACGACGCTCCGACGGAGCGCTCCGATACTACGATGAAACACCATCTATCTCTTTGTTTTTCCAACATACACCATCAACGGAGATGATCCATTCATTGTCGATTAATGCGTCGCGAGCCGATCCCTTCGTGCTGTCCGGCGTGTCGGGCATATCGGAGTGCATTTTGGCCGTCCAATCGTTGTATCTGATCTTCGGCGAGCCGCGATCCACGCACAGGTTCTCAAACACTTGCAGCGCCCTCTTTTGTGCACCGACGGGACGCCACTCCTTCTTCTTCTTCGGCTTCTCGTCGGTGCGCTCCAGCACGACGGACGTCTCGGAAATCGACGCCGGCACCACCAGCATTTGCAGGTTGATGTCGTCCATCGGCTCCGCGTCCTTCATCTTCTCGGTACGCAGCGTCACGATCTCTTCTGACTTGCCGACCATCAGCGACGTGTCAACAGCACCCAGAAGCGCCGTAGAGCCGCGTGCGCCCCTGCTGCTGTCCTTGCCCGCGTGATGCACCGCGAGCAGCGCACCGCCCGTCAGCGCCTTAATTTCGTCACACGCTGCGACGAACAGCCCCATATCCGTACTACTGTTTTCCTCGGCACCAGCGATAGCGCGCGCCACCGTGTCCACGATCACGAGCGAGAACCGCTGCCCGATGTCCTCGATCGTCGCCACCAGCCGCGCTATGTCCTCTTCCTCGCGGAAGTTGACCGCCGTCGGCAGCAGGTACAGGTCCGGCTCATCCTTGACGCCGTGGTGGTTCTCCCACGCCTTCCATCTTTTTGAAAATCCGCCGATGCCCTCGCCCGCAATATAAAGTACCGGCCCGGACTTGACCTCTTGCCCCTGCCACGGGACGCCGTGCGCGACGCTGAGCGCTATGTCGATGGCGAGGAACGACTTGCCCGTGCCGGGCGCACCGTACATCATCGTGAAGCCCGTGTCGGTGATCAGCCCATCCACGAGAAACTCGACGGGCGGCATCGAAAACACCGCGTCGCGGCGCATCGTCTGGTATCGCTCTATCGCGCCGTCCTCATCCGCCACCGCGTCATCGCTGACCTGCGGCGCTTCTGACAGCGCCGGCGTGTCCTGCACGATCTCGACAAGCTCGCCGAGCGTGTGCTCGCGCAGGAAGTCGACGACGTCGCCCTTATCCGGTAAGCCCGGCAGATCCACGCGCTTGATCTGCCCCGCCTTACCCCACAGCGACGCCACCACCTTGTCCGCGTGTCGTGCGCCCGCCTCATCGTTGTCGGGGATGACGATCACGTTGCGGCCCTCCAAGTGCTGCGCGTGCGCGTCCAGCCACTTGCCCGCCCCGCCGTGGTTTGTTGTCGAGAGCAAGCCTGCCTCCGATAGCACGTCGGCGCACTGCTCGCCCTCCACCACGAACACCGGCTGGTCCGGGTTCTGCATGATCGCCGGCAGGTTGTAGGGCAGCGGCTCGACGCCGTCCATCTTGTAGATGTAGCCGCCTCTGCCGTCCGGCCTGCGCTGTCGGAACGTCTTCGGGTACATCCGGCACACCTGATAAGCCTCAGCGCCGTCAGCGTCGAAATACGGATAGATGCGCTGGATGTATTGCTTCGGCTCCAGCGCTTTTTGCGCTTGCTTCTGAATGCCGAATTCGCGCTCCAGCACGTCGGCGACAGAGCCGGAAATGCCGAGCTTGCCGTGGCGCTTGACGAGGTCGATGACCCCGCCGCCCTCATCGGCCTCGAAGTCATACCAAGTCTTCTTGATCAGGTCGAGTTCCTTGCTGCCCTTTGTGCCCCAGCGCAAGGTGCGACCGTTGACTGACAGCTTCGCGTTCGGCTCGCCCCAGTAGTGCCGGGCAATCCTCTCCGCGTGAGCCGTGATGTTCTGTGTCATTGACGTTCTCCCTTCCCCCCTTCGGTAGACGCTCCCGGCGGCGAAGGGAGAAACACCGCCGGGAGCTACCGCGCTAGAACAGGTTCGCACCTGTTGCCTCAGCAGTGGCTGCGGGAGGTTGCGACACCGCCGCTGCTGGCGCGGGTTCAGATGGAGCGGCCGCACCGCCGTCCATCAGGGCCGGGCGATCAATCCACGACGTGATCGACCACTGCGGCACCTTGAAGGTCAACTCGCCCTGCGGCGAATTGATCTTGATCCGCTCTGTGCCGGCGATTGTCACCACCGGCATCTTGCCCGGATTTGCCGGAGCCTCCGCCTCAAACTGATTGTAAAGAGTGTCCATCGCACGCAATACAGTTTTCGCAGAATGAGAAAATTCACGAAGGCCAAGCTCAGTCGTCCCGATGCGGACGCGGAACGCCTGCTTGTGGTCCGGGCTCGGCTGTGCCGGGAGGGGCTCGCCTGCCTTGACCATTTGAAAGTCAGGCGCGCCTGACGCGAAGGACAGCCACCCGATCTCGATGTTTGCCAAGTCCATCGCGATCTGGAGGGGAAGTCCGAGTTCCTGCTCATCTTTCTGCCAAGTCCCGTCACCGGCCTGATACCGGTCCTGCTTGATGAAGTCGCCCGCCTTAGCGTCCCACTTCACGATTGGCAGGATGTCCCCGCCGCTTTTAGTCTCAAGGTTAAATCCTAACGCCATAGCTCTATAACTCCTAAACGCTAACGTCAGTTGATGTTTGGCTGATCACTGTCAGCCGCTCGATTGGGTAGTAGGCGCAGACATCCAGATCCTGTGGATCATTTCGGTCTGACCTACCGCCCGGACTTACCGTGAAGTCCGCCGCGAAGTCCAACTTCGCGAGCGCATCACGGTAAAGCAGAATGAGGTGGCAGGGCAAGCCCGTCGCCTCGGTAAGCATTTTCGCGTGCATCACCTTCGACAGGCTGATCATCACGCTTGGGTATGTGTTGAGGTCGCAGCGCCTAGCCTTCACCTCGGCAAAGCCTATCGGCTGACCGTCGCGACGCAGCAACCAGTCGAGGCGGTACTGCACCGGCAGCTTGTAAACCTCGACGCCGATATTCTCAAGCGCGTCGGCGACGATCCGCTCGTTGGCGATGTCGTGATCAGTCTCGTATTTCGGACGCATGCGCCAGCACCTCCCTGATAATCGTCATCGCCGTATGCGTGTCCATCTCGACGGCATATCCCCAGTCCAGCGTCACGTCCTCGCGCATGCCGACGTTGCCGTGCGGGTGACCGAGGTCGATTAACACTTGAGCCGGCAGACGCCAGCGCCACTGCTGGTGATTGTATTTGTACACGAGCAGCGGCTGCTTCTCACACGCCTGTGCCGCGCTGCAAACCTGATCCCACCACTTAGGCTGCGGCGCGCACCCTGACTTATATCGCTTCACCTCGATGACGAAGGGGAACGGCTCGTCGCAGATCAGGTCGCCGTGATCCGCCGAGCGGTACTGTTCGAGGTCGCGCTTGAACGTCATGCCAAGCTCGTCGAACAAGATCTTGGCGATCTCGCGTTCAGCAGCCGCGCCCTTCTGCCTGCCGTTCGTCAACGCTCTTCCCGCCTCTTCAATATGGCCTGCTCGATAAGCTCATCCGCCAGCGCCGAGAGGCTCCGGTGCGGCGAAAGCTCTAGCTCTTCGCGCAGCATTTCGCGCGTCGATGCCCGCAGCCGCAGCAATTGTTGTTCGATGTCAGACACTTGCGCCTCTTTAAAATAGTTTTCGCCAGATGCGATTTAGTTGTTGATAGCATAACCATATCATGCGATAAATAGGACGTTGATAGAACACATCGAAGGGAGATACCGATGACCACACTGCTTGACAAGATTGACCGCTTCTCGGTTGAGGTGATTTGGCAGGAAGACCGCGAGGCCGCCGTTGATCTGGGCGTCGTCATTGATTGCCTGCATCAGGACATGCCAGACCCTGCCGACGACGCGCATGCAGCCTCAAGCCTGATCAACACGATTTGTGATGATCGTCCGCTGCTTGAGCCTTGGATCGACGCCATCATCGCAGAAATCAAGAAGGCGGCGGCCTAACGGCCCCGCCCCCGAAGGGAGACACATCATGAAACAGTACGCAGACGACATCATCGGCGCGGCGCTGATCACTCTTTTCACCTTGGGCTGGATCGACTGGCTCTGGGTTTTCGGGATCGAGAGTTCTCGGTCCTACACTTGGTGGGCGCTCATCGTCCACATCGGCAACTAGAAAGGGAGACCGAAAGAATGGAAAACATCATCACACTGCCAGCAGAGAATGCCGACCTCGGCGTGATCTGGATTTGCCTCAACTCGGTGGACTTCACCGGCAACGAGGTAGCGGAGAAGGAGCATCGGCGCTTGCTGCTGCTCTACCGCCGCCGCCTCGCCAAGGTCGAGGAGTGCAAGCCGAAGGACATCCCCAGCGAGATGATCGAGCATTACGATTACATCAACAAGATGCGGGGAACCAAGTATGCACGCAGCGCGACCGGAACGGTCTCGTTCGTGTCTTAAACCAAAGCGCCCGGCTGTCGTGGCCGGGCGCATCATCGAAGGGAGATTGAGATGAAAAAAGGCAAACTGGACATACCCACCGACTGGCCGAGGCCTTGGACAGAGCTTGGCGAGGGCGAGTGGATATTCGCTGGCGTCAAGGTGCTTGCTTGGAAAAGGTACAAGCGCCGCGCCAAGTTCACCATTTATGGCTTTTCTAGGAGCCATTACATGCGCGTGTGGTATGGCAAAAAGGTCGTGCATTTTTCGCTGATGTTTAAGCGCGTAAAAAAGGAGACCGAAAATGGTAGGTAAACTCACACCCGACGACATCATCACCGCATCCCGCGTGCCGGTCCTGATGGGCCTGTCGCCATACAAGACGCCAAACGAGCTTCTGAAAGAGGCCATCGACGCAGCCGCCGGCAACCCGCCGTCGCGGCTTCCGCAAAATGAGCAGATGCGGCTTGGCGATTTGCTTGAAGGCCCGATCCTCGACGAGGCGGCCTACCGTCTCGACCTCGATCACGTCAACACGAACATAACCGAGGCGATCCACCACCCGGACCTGCCGCTCGCCTGTTCGCTCGACGGTCGCGGCGACGGCACGCTGGTGTGGGAACACGACCCTGCGAACGGCATCTACGTCCCGCAGGGCGGCGTGGTGGACACGCACGGCCTTGGCGTGCTGGAGGCGAAGAACACCAGCGCAGCCCCGGAAGACGCGCCTGCGCCGCACAGGGGCCCGTGGCAGCTACAGGCGCAGATGATGTGCACTGACGCATCGTGGGGCGCTGTGTGCGTCCTGTACCGCGGCTCAGAGCTTCGCCTGTTCCTGTACCGGCAAGACCCGGACATGCAGGCGCGGATCGAGGATGCGGTGCATGACTTCGAGCGCCGCAAGCGCGACGTCGACTGGTATCCTCCGCTGTCGTCCGACGACGCGAACGTGGCGTGGGAGCGTGTCGATGACGGCGCGCCGGCGATGGACCTCAACGGCATCGAGGACGGCGACCACTGGACGCAGGTGCTGATCAACCGTCGAGAGGAGAAGCGCGCGCTGGAGGCGGAGATTGACGAGGCCGAGACGATGCTCAAGGAGATGCTCGGCAATCACGAGGAGGGGCAGGTGCAAGTCGGCGGCTCGACCTACTACGTCAAGTGGCCGATGCGTAACTACAAGGCGCAGCCCGCCAAGACCACCGAGGCCAAGCCTGCCCGGCAGGTGCGCGCCAAAACTCTGATCGTGAAGGAGGCATAAGATGCAGGTCATCAGGAACAAGGGCGGATATGTGATCCGCGTCACGAATACCGAGTGGAAGGTGCTGCAACAAATCCACGACGAGGGATATATGGGCATATCCGAGGTTTATGAGGACGGCGCAAGCGGCCTCAACGGAGCCGAGAAGTCCATCTTCACTCAGATACACAACATGACCCGACCGTGGATGCAGGTGACGGAAGACAGGAGGAAGTGATGGTATCGCTCACCGAGAAGCAGGCCACCGTGCTGGCCTATATCTCCCGGCACATCAGGCGCTATGGATACGCGCCGAGCGTGCGGGAGGTAGCCGAGGCGACAGGCCGATCCCGAACGGCGGCCCACGCTCTGATAGCGCAGCTTGCGAAGCGAGGCGCGATCAAGCACGACAAGTACACGCACCGGGCGATTGAGGTGCTGTGAAAAAAATGATCTGGGGGTATTGATATTGTATCGATATCCCCTTATCTTCTTGGGGTAGGACATTTTTAGGACAAGGAGACAGGCAGATGGAAATCAAAAAGGTAGGCACTCAGGGCTGGACGACGCAACACGGTGGCAAGGTTTTCGCCATCACTCGTCAGGCTGGTGCCGTTTTCGCTTCGGGCGCTCGCCTCAAGGTTCGCCAGACTGGCTCCGCAACCCGCTTCGCCTTCGTCGGCAACCTGACCGAAGCCAAGGCCAAGATCGCTGAGTGGATCAGCGAGTAATCATTCATCAAGGGAGACAGAGATGCCTAAGTTTGAAACAGTGATTATGAACGCAGAGGCTTGGGAGCGGGGCCGCGACGCCGCCATCAAGGCGAACGCCAGCAAGGGTCGCAACGACCGCTGGATCGCTGCGGACGAGACCCGCCGCGAGGTCGAGGGCTTCCTCTTCGGCTGGTTCGGCACCGACGGCTTCCTCGGCGCAATGTGCGCGCAGCTTGACGAGTGGGGCCACCTCACCGAAAAGCAGGAAGCTGCCGTCCGCAAGATCATGACCGACCGCAAGGAGCGCGAAGCAAAGCGCAACGCCGAGCGCGAGGCAGAGCGCGCCAGCGCTGCCGACTGCCCGGAGGGTCGCGTCGTCCTGACCGGCGTCATTGTCTCGACCGATCAGCGCGAGAACGCTTTCGGCTGGACGTGGAAGATGCTGTTCAAGTCGGACGACGGCTTCAAGCTCTGGGGTACGATTCCGACATCCCTGTTTAACTGGGATGGCGAGACGGACTTTCCACATCTCCGCGCCGAGGACATGCCGGGCAAGCGCGTCACATTCACCGCAACCGTCACGCCTAGTGCTGACGACGAGAAGTTCGGGTTCTTCAAGCGCCCGACAAAAGCAGAGTGGGTGGCCTAGCGCCACCCCTCACCATCATCGAAGGGAGACACACGATGACTTACTGTGAAGTTCGCTTTTTCAAGAAGGATGGCTCCTGCCATCGGGTCAAGGAATTCGACAATGGGATTGACGCGATGGCCTGCTATGACCGCGCCGTCGAGCAGTCCAAGGCGCTCCACGATCTCGACTACAGCGAGATCGAGGCCGTCGGCCCCGAGGATATCCTGTATTATCAAATTCAGGTTGTCGCTCGCGACGAGCATATGACGTGGCTCGTGGAGCAAGCTAACTGGGTGGCGGCCTAACGGCCCCATTTCCATCATCGAAGGGAGACATACGATGAAAAAGCCAACCGAAGCCCAGATTGAGACTTTTGTGGACTTTGCGTTCCACCAGCACAAGGCAGAAGCTCACAACCGGCAGGCGGCCTCTGTGCTTGTCAGTGAGGACGATTATGACGAGTACGCTCGCCTTAGCCGCATCTCTTACGCGCATGCCTCTCTCGCCGTAAACATCGCGCGCGATGAACTTGGCATGACTGACGATCAAATCGACAAGTGCCATCACCTGCTCATTGAATGGGCGACCGCTTACGAGGAGGTGGCGGCATGACCACCTGCCCTGAGTGCGACGGGAAAGGCGTCGCGTGGTATGAGGTGAGGGTCGCCGCGCCGGGAGACTGGCGCGGTGGCTACATCGACGAGGCGCAGATGGAGTGCCGTCTGTGCGAGGGCGCGGGGCAGGTTGACGAGGACGTCGCCGAAGCTTACGATCCTTTTGACTAATCGCTTGGCGGGTGGCGTTATACCCGCAGGTTCCTCCGAAACTGGCCCCGCGCTTCGGCGTGGGGTCTTTTTTATTTCGTGTCGGTCTTCTTAGCTTTGTCGTATGACCTCATGCCAGAGATGCCGAGCATTCCAAACATCAGAGGCATCATCACAGACATATCAGCCTGCGGGATCACTACGCCGAACCCGGCGCAGATCGGACTGACCATATAGTTGATACCGAGGCTCAGGCCGCATATCCATCCGATCAGCGGACGCCACGACGCCTGAAACCAGTTGCCCTTTGCGTCGGCCTTCAGCACCTCGATCTGCGCGAGTATCTGTTCCTGCGCGTGCCGCTCCGCCATCGTCGCAAGATCGTGCGCCAGCTTTGCCTTCTGGTCCTTGTCCTCGACAAACTTGTCGAGGATGCCGGACACTGCGGGGATTAATGCCTGTATCATTCCATCACCTCAAATTGAAATTCAGTGGGGAAGCATAGCATCTCTTTGTTGATCGGCATGCGCTCTTCCCAGTTGATTTTGGTGCCAGCGACGTGGCAGTGCGCCATCGTCTCATGCGCCGACAGCACATTGACCGCGATCTCGCCATCCGCGCTGGCGATGATCATCAGCAGCAGCCACTTCATTTGCTTTCGTTGCCCATCCACACGGCGAACGCGCCTGTGGCGGCACCGACGATGGTCGAGACGAACGCGGTCTGCTGCGTTGTCGCGTCAGGCCCGAGGCTCATGAACCAGTCGCACACGTTCCACGCCATCAGCGTGAACGCCAACATCATGAACCGGGGGATAATCTTGTACTCTAGCAGCGTCTTGCTCATCTCGGTTTCTCTTCGCCTGTTCTTTGGTTGTCCTGTTGTGCATGTCCCACACGATCATGCCCATTCCCCGCTAACCATCATCGCGGCCATATCCTCGGCGCGCTTGCCGACTTGCGCCGCCCATCGGCTGTCGAGCATCTGCGACGCAGCTTCACCGTAATCACCCGCCTCAATCGCCGCCTGAGCCTTCTTGAAGCCATCCCAGCGTGGCTTGCCTAGATTGAACAGCATCGAGACCACAACCGCCTGACGCGGCTCTGAGAGGCCAGCAAACCACGGGTATGTCTCCGCCTCTGCCTGACAGCGCTTGAGATCATTCGCCAGCAGGTAGTCGATTTCGTCGTCGGACAGTCCGCCGCCCAGCTTCTCGTCGATGAGCCGCCCCACGCCGATGGTGAGATACCCACGGCTGTCCTCATAAGCGTGCGCCACCACACCCTCGTGATGCTTGATCATCTCAATCAGTTTATCCATTCCGCGTCTCCATCACTATCTGATACGCCTTCTCAAAGCTGTCTAGCTCCAGATCCGGCTGGTCGAACCAACCCTGCGGGCGGCGCTGCGAGTATTGGTTGACGCAGCACGCCGCCTGAAAATGTACCTTCCGGCAGTTGATGGCGCAATGCGCGAGAATGTCAAACTTCTCAAGCGATGGCAGCGTCTTCTTTACTCGCCCGGCCCCGTTCTGGAATTGATAACAGGGCCGGTGGTTCTTCTCAAAGCGAAGCTGCGACGACTTCACTTGCACCCGCATGAAGACGCCGGCGGAATTCCACGCCACAAGATCCACGCTGTCCTGCTGCGCCGGGGAGACGCGCCAGCCAAGCCCGAGGATGGCGGCCGCCGTCAGATACTCTCCGGCGAGGCCGGTTGTTGTTGCGGACGTCGTCACAGTCTCCCCTGTTCGTGCAGTATCAGAAGCACCAGCCCGGCGATCACCGCCAGACAGCCGACAACAAAAGCCGCGATGATGCAGCCGTCGATGATCTTGCGGCGCTTGTTCGCGGCGGCTATCTCAGCCTCACGCCGTGCGATCCGCGCCTTGGCCTGAAACTTTTGCCAGTCGTGCCAGAGGCCCGGACGGCCAGCGTAGATCATGATGGTCTTTAGCTCCTCCTCTTGCTGGCGGATTTTCTCCAGCCCCATAAATTCTTCGAGGTCAGAACCGCCGCCCTTCTTTTGCGCCTTCTTCTGGAGGGCTTCTTTCGCGCCAACAAAGTCAGCAATCGCACTGCCAGCCGACGCGATTTCCCTGCCATTTTGCACAGCAGTTTTGATCACCGCAAAGGCGGCGTTGGCAGCGGCTAATTCTGCAAGCACTAGCGCCTCGTTACAAGAACAAGGATCGCTAGCAACAGCCCTACCTGTATCAGGTCGATCATCGGGATTGCGATCATCAGTACACCTTCCTGCTTCCTGCTTCGATAAACTCCGGCAGGCAGTACGTTTTGAACCGCCTTGGAGACTGCTGCTTTATGCGTCGCGCAAAATAGATGCAGCGGTCGAGGTCATACCAGCAGGCGTCGCGGCTCACCGTCCTGTCGTCGAGGACAACCACCAAGCAGAAAACGTGCAGCATCTCCACATCAGTCGCGCCCGGTCAATCGCTTGACTGTTTCGGTCTCCCAGATCCTGATCAACACCCACACGCCCGTGATCAGCGCCACAGCGTTTGGGGCCATATCCATCATCGCAGCAGCGGTGCCTGTCCCAGCCGCAACGTCGAGGGCGATTTTCTGTTCTTCTGGCATTACATCCTCACGGGGCCGGGCTTCCGGGGTCGTTGAAAGTGTCGAGGCTAATCACGCCTGACGTCGGGACGTTGGTGTTGCCGGTGCCCGTCACCGCCGGGTGCGACCACGACCACGCGTTAGACGCCTGCCCGTTGGCCGTCGCGACCTCACCGTTCGTGAAACTGCTGTCGTCAGACCACGGTGACATTGTCATGTCCACAGTCTGGCCGGTGTTGTTTGTGATTGTCATGTCGTATGCGGTAGTGAGGCGCGTGTAGCTAAATATGCCAAACCCGTCGCCACTTTGCACAAAAACTCGGAAGGTATCACCGTCGCTGAGGGTTGCAGTGGTGGTGGTGCTCTCCCCGACGCCGCCGACATAGGTGCCGTTCACCTCTAGTCCTACCGAGCCTTCATTGCTGTTATTGCCCCAAGTCAAGGTGGCCGTCGCGCCTCCGGCAGTGCCGGTATCCATTGTCTGTGTGCCCGAGATGTGAGTGCCGCTGATGGTGCTGCTTGTCGAGCCAGTCGTCACAACGACCGCGATGTTTGACGTTGTGTTTGACGCTGTGCCACTGGCAGACGCAGCGGCGACGGCGGCGTCCGGCACTTCAGACCCGCCGCGATAATACTCGCTCATGCTGATCGGGTTAGAGCCGCCGTAAAATGTCTGAACCTCAGACAGCGAGATCGCGCTCCCTGCTCCACCGTTCACTGGCATTAAACTGTACCGAATGCCGTCACGTCATTGCCTGACGTGATGTGGCCGTTGTCTTCGATCTTCAGGACGGCGGTGCCGTTATACTTGAAGATCAGGTGATCACTGCCGTCGACCTCGATAGTCCAGTTGTTTGTGGTGCCGTTAAGCTGAAGGTCTTTTGCGATCTCGACGTTTCCGGTGCCGTTTGGCGAGACGATGACGTTGCCGTTTGTGTCGGTGGATGACAGCGTGTTGCCGTCAAGCTTCAGGTTATCAACCGCAACCGCATCAACCGCCTCAGTCGCGTCGGCGAAGTCAGCGAGGTGGGACATGATTTCCCTGAGCGAGTTATTCAAATCGCTTGGGACCATCACGCCCTCGGACAGGTTGATCCCGCCGACGTCGGTGTTGTTCGCCGCGCTGTTGTCGTATTGGGACAGCTTGTCCTTGGCCATCTGTGTGTTCCTCTACTGGTTGAGCGGGTTTGACGCGCCGCCGGGGTAACCGGCCTCTGGCGTCTTGCCAAGTTCTTCAATCGGCGCTGGCTCCCTGCCTGCGATGCCGTCTGTGACCATCGGCCTGATAATACCACCACCCTGCGCCAGTGCGCGACCCACAATGGTCAAGTTGCGCTCGTTAAAGAACCCGCCCTCGCGCCCGGCGGCGATTTCCTTGAGCGTTTCAACCGAACCCTCGCCAGTTATCGTGTCGGCCAGCTTCCTGACGTTGACGTTCTGAAGCTGGCGCGCGGTGGCGTCGCTGGCGGCTCCAAGGGCGCGCCACGGCGCAGAAGCGAATTGCAAGAGACCTTGGAAGCCTGTCTTGTTGATGAGGTCTTGTGCGCTTTCCTTAGCTGCCGTGTCAGTGCCTGTGTAGATCGCGCGAGAGGACGCCTGCATAACCTTGAGCAGATTGTCCATTGCCTCCATCTGATCAGGAGACAGAGCGGCCTTGAGGCGCTTGTAACCCTCTCCCTGACCGAAATCTGTCCAAAAGCGCGCCGGGGCCATAGACGCCGCAACGTCTGGCCGAGAAATCTCTCCCTGCCGTATTTTGGACGCGCCCTCCCAGATGCTCTCAAGTGCGCCGCGTGTGAAGCTATCCCATATTTTTTCGCCGCCATCGACCTTGAGGATGTTTGCCTTAGCCGCAGCAATAGAGGACGGTGAGGCGTTTTTGAACAGCCTGCCGCCCATATACTCAAAGTCTCGGAGGTTCTTGTTGGCGATCAGGGGAAGGATGCCGCCCTCAACGTCATCAATGGGGCGACTCAGGTCGCCCCAGATTTTGCGCGCGCCAGCGTACTCAGAAACTTGCGCGTCCATCTCCTTGAGAAGCGTTCCCTGAACTTCTTGCAGACGAAGCGCCTCCTTATTCCGACCAGCCCGTTTCGCCGCACCAATCATGTCGTCCATCAATTCTTTCACGTTGTCTTGAACGAACTGAAGGCTGACACTTTTGTTCGGTCGGTAACCAACAACGGTTCCTTCCTTGTTCTTGACCGGCGTCGCAATAAATTTGAGAGCGGACCGCATCTTTGCACCAAGGCGGGGGTTGTCTTTTATTGACTGCTCAAACGCCCTAACGACACGGGACACATCCACCTCAGCGCCCTTCTCAAACGCCTCCGCATAAGCCGGTGCGCCCGCGCGAGCGCGATCCCTTGCAAGCTGCACCATCGCGTCCTCTGATGCCCTCGCCATCTGCGCCCCAGCAACCTCACGCGGCGGCGCGCCCGGCGCAATGTCTTCAAACGCCTGCCCCGCTGCGCGACCGATCTGAGTACCACGCTCGGCGGCGAACTGCGCCATCGTCTCGCCTGTGCGGGGGTCTCCAGCAAGAGCCTTCTGCATCGCGATCAGGTCAGCGTTTCCGGTAAGTTCCGCAGGAGTGATCCTGATGTTTGTGCCGTATTTTCGATTTACCGTATCGAGCGTTGACTTGAGCGCATTGGCTGCGGTTGAGCCTGTCTGTTTAATCGCCCTGTCGAACTGTTTCGCTGCGTCCTTAATTGCCGCGCGGCTGAGACCCTTTCCAATCAACATGCCAGTCAGAGACGCAGTCAGATCAATCGCGCCCTCAGCGGCGACGCGGAAGGGGCTGATGCGCTGACCAGCCATCTGCCGGGCCATCGCCTCGCGCAGATACTGCCCAGTCATTGCCCCTGTCGTGCCACCAGCGACCATACCGCCGGGGCCGAAGAGTGATCCGCCGACCGTCCCAAGAGCCGCCCCTGTTGCGGGGATGGATGGGCCGAGACCTTTTACAAAAGACCGCAGCGGCCCGGGCGACACAGCCTGCAAGGTGCCGCGATCAGTGCGGTAGACGATGCGCCCATCGCTAACTCCAAAGCGCTCCATAGGGATGCCCATCTGCTGCGAGTAGTAACGCATCCGCGCCTGCGGGTCTTGGATTAACGACGCAGCCGCAGTAGTGGGGACCGACGCAGCGTCCATTGTGCCGGTTTCCACGATTGGCCGGGTCATGCCTGTGGGCGTAAATCCTAGAAGACCGTTGCTCATTTTATGCCCCCTGCTTCTTCGCGCTTTCGGCCCAAACAGACAGGGCGTCAGCTTGCGTCTTGCCAGCGTTGTCCGGGTGGGCCGTCCACTGCTGGACGAAGTCGTCAATATACATCAGGTTGCCACCTTGCGTTTGGAGCGACAACGGATACTTTCGCGCCAGATTGTCAGTGATTTTGTCGTTACCAGAACGAAGTTGCTGCGCCCGGTAAAGCGCCGCCGCCGTCACATTGCGGAAGTTGTCCAGCTTCGCCCTGAACTCCGTCGGGCTGTCTTTTACGTCTGGCAGGAACCGTTTGGCGTTATCAAGTTCAAACTTGGTGACCGCCGCGCCAGAAAGTTGCTTCAGAATTGTGCTGAACAGATTTTGCGTCTGCGCTCGGAACTGCGAGTAATTCATAAGCCCTTGCGCGTCAGCAACGGGGACCCCGGTCAGCCTTTCCATTTGCAAGGAGACGTAGTTTTCTAGCTGAGTAGGGATAGTAAGATACGACGGATCAAACATATTTTCGATCTGGTCTAGGCTTGAGAGGACGTTCTGCGTCTCAAGTATCTGCGTCTCAATCGCCTTTACGGTTGGCTTTGCCAAGTCAGCACCGGGAACGCCTTGAGATATAGTTATTTGCCCTGTTTCGGGGTCAATGCTTGTGACGGTGCCGGTACTCGGCTTGGGCAACTTCACCGGCCCGACCGGCACCAGCTTAAACCCGCCCGGCGCGGTGGGGTCAGGCACAGGTATGTTCTGCTGCGTCGCGCCCGGAATGTCGGCAACGCCCGTCTGGACAATGGTTGGCTTCTGAGGCGTCACAGGCGCGCCCGAAAGTGGAATAAACGTCGGGTGGCCGAAAACATTTCTGCTCACAGTGCCGGTCACACCACCTGAAGTGATTGTCTTCGGGTCGGGCGCGCGTTTCGTCGGCCCCATATCAATGTCGAACCGTCGGGTCTGGGGGTTGTATGCCCTAAGCACGGTCTGCCCTGTGGCATCGTCCACAAACTCCTGCGTTGTCGGCGCTTTTGCGCGCTGCTCCATTTGGAACTTCGCCGCGCCAAGCGGGTCGATTTCTGTGGCGTAAATTTGCTGCCGCATCTCAGGGGTCGCGGCCATCTTATAGCGCCCCATAGCTGTCGCCATCTGACGCCTCTTAGCGGCCTCAGCCTCAGCCGTCGCAAGTTTCGACTGCGCCACTTTGAACTGCAAGTCTTCCAGTTTCTTTGCGCGCTGTGCCTGAAGCGCCGCGTCGTAGGCCTGCATGCCCATCATGCCGGCGCGCCCGATGCCTTGACCAATAGAAGTGCGGACGGGAGACGGCCCGCCAGCCTCAAGAAGGCCCATCGCCGTGGCAAGGTTGAACCGGGTGCGCGGGTCGTCGAAAGATGTGCCGAGTAATCCGTTTGCCATTACATCACCTAAATTAAGCCAAGAAGCCCGCCGCCGAGGGCATATAAAGGATTAACCGCTGCGCCCGGCCCAGCCATCATCTGACCGATTTGAGCACCACCCAACGCCCCACCCAAAGCAGACAGCGCAGGCTGTGAGTACTGCGGCGT